GCGTTTTTTATAAAAACTGACGCACCTAACGGCTTGAAACATTTTGTGAGAGCAGCAATGTCTACTGGAATGGAAGGAGACTTCGAAACTGGTAACATGCGTTATAAAGCTAGAGAAAGATATTCTTTTGGCTTTAGTGACTGGCGTGGTATTTATGGCTCTCCTGGAGCGTAAATAGTCGTTTAGACAATTGTAAAGGGAAGCTTCGGCTTCCCTTTCTTTTTTGGACAACAAGGTATAGAATAAAATTCTAGGGTTTATTAATTTTGATCTATCAACTGACCTAGCAGACAAGCCGAGATGATAGGTCTTATTTCCGCAGGAGGAAATTATGGCAAAATCGACATTTTCAGGTCCAGTTAAATCTTTAGCTGGGTTTATTTCAGCAGGTAATGCTGCAGTTGTTAGCTTAACAGCAGACACTAGTCTAACTGTTGCTGCACACGCAGGTAAAATTTTAACATGTAATGATGCAGATGGTAAATTCACACTTCCCAGCATCGTAGCCACAGTACCAGGACAAGACGAAGATCCTAATCAACTTAACAACTTAGGAGCAAGTTTTTTCTTTGTAGTGGAAACCGCAGCCACAGATATGGATATTTTAACTGACGGCACTGACAAATTTGTTGGTGGTCTGTACACTGGCGTTACTGATGCAACAGGTAAAACTTTTATCTCAGGCGCATCTAACGACGTTATTACTATGAACGGAACTACTAAGGGTGGGCTCGTTGGCAGTATTGTAAAAGTAACTGCTATGGCTTCTGCCAAGTATGCTGTTGAAGGCATAGTTCTAGGTTCAGGAACTCTAGTAACTATGTTCGCTGACGCTTAGAAGGAGTAGATAATGGCAGACGCAGTAACCTCAACAACCATTTCTGATAACGATAGGCAAGCTGTTGTACAGCTAACTAATACTTCAGATGGTACAGGTGAGTCTGCTGTCACTAAAGTTGATGTAAGCGCACTTGCTGCAAGAAGTACAGATGGTACAACATGTACAGGATGTAAACTCGCTAAAGTGTCTTACACAACTTTTGGTATGAGTGCTAAACTTCTTTGGAACGCAAGCACAAATACAATATGTCTTGATTTAAATTCAGGATATAGTGAACAGTTAGATTTCACAGAATTTGGTGGTCTTCAGAACACTGCTGCAGCTAGTGGTAAAACTGGGGACATAAAATTAACAACAACAGGTCATGCAAGTGGTGATTCTTACGTCATTGTTTTGACAGTTATAAAAGAGTACTAATCATGGCAACTTCTGGCACTAAGTCTTTTAGTTTAGACACAGCAGAGGTAATCGAAGAAGCATACGAACTAGCAGGTCTAGAGTTGCGAACAGGTTATGATGCTGCAACAGCCAGAAGATCTCTTAACATCATGTTTTCAGATTGGGCGAATAGAGGCATCAATCTTTGGACAGTTGAACAGGTCTCCTTAGACCTTACTTCAGGCACATCTTCATACACATTGAACGCATATGATGTAGATGTGCTTGAGGCAATCGTTAGAGTTTACGACAGCACATCAAGTACAACATACAGCGACATCTCTATTGAAAGAATAAGTCGCTCTGAGTATTTAGGGATTCCTGACAAAGTTGCTACAGGAAGACCATCTCAATACTTTATTGATAGAAAAGAGACACCTGTGCTTAAACTTTTTCCAACCCCCGATAATGTTACAACATATAAATTTATTAGCTACAGAATACAACGCATAGACGACGTAACAGCCTCCGCAGAAAATCAAGAAGTACCAAGCAGATTTATACCTTGTATGACAGCAGGACTTGCCTTTCAAATTGCTTTAAAAAGAAACCCACAGAAAGCAGCAATACTTAAAGTTGAGTATGAAGAGGCTTTTGGTCGAGCAGCAGATGAAGACAGAGACAGAGCAAGTATCCACCTAACACCTAGAATTAGTTACTGATGGCGTACTCAAGTGGTAAACATGCTTACGGAATATGCGACATAAGCGGATTTAGATACAGACTAAACACAATGAAGAAAACATGGAATGGTCTTCTAGTTGGTCCAGACATGTACGACCCAAAACATCCACAACTACAGAGAAACACAACAACTGCTGACCCAGAAGCGTTACTTAACCCAAGACCAGATGTTAAGTCCACGATAAGTTTGGGCATAGTAAAAGTACACAACCCTAAAAACAATCTTGGTGTTAGTTCACCAATTATGAATGCTTTAACTAGCAACACAATAGGGTCTAGTTTTTCTGGTCGTGAAGCACAAGGGGAGGTAGGAGAAGTTTCTATAACAACATGAGCTGGACTAATGCAACACTAACAACGGCAATTCAGGATTACATGGAGAGTACTGAATCCTCTTTGGTAACAAACATACCAAATTTTATAAAAGCTACTGAAGAAAAAATACTTAAAAGTGTGCAACTTGACTTGTTTAGAAAAAATGTAACAGGATCAGCAACAGCACCTGCTGCTGGTGTGCCTAATTCGTACTTAACAATGCCCACAGGTTTCTTATCTCCGTTTAGTTTAGCCTTAATAGACAGCTCTGGTAACTATAACTATTTACTTCAGAAACACGTATCATTCATCAGAGATTATACACCCTCAACCACAACTTCGGGGACACCAAAATACTACGCTGAATTTGACAACACCTCATTTATATTAGCACCCGCACCAAGCACAAACTTTACGTTTGAGTTGCATTATTTCTATAGACCAGATTCTTTAACGACTACCTCAGGAACGGAAACAACTTGGTTGTCAATAAATGCTGTTAACGCTATGCTTTATGGTTGTCTTTCCGAAGCGTGTATGTATTTAAAAAATTACGAAGCTATGCCTGTGTATGAGCAAAAATTACAGGAAGCCTTAGTGCTTCTAAAAAATCTCGGCGAAGCAAAATCAACTAGGGATCAATACAGATACGGAGAGATAAGGAGAGAGCCACAAGCATGACTCGAATAAAATCATTAGAAGGAGCTAGTGTAGCATTAGTGGCTATGGGAGAAAGTCAATTAGACTATCATTTGGCTAAGTCCCACAGTGTTGAGTTTGATGAAGTTTGGGGCATAAACGCAATGGCTGGTATAACAGATTGCGACAGAGTGTTTATGATGGATCCAGCTTCAAGATTTTTAGATTCTGATGATGCTGGGAGTCAAACAGGAATCATGGTTAAAACGCTTAAAAGTCATCCTGGACCAATATACACTTGCGAACTAGACAGTAGGTGCAAAGGTCTAGTGGAGTACCCTCTGTTAGATGTGGTTAAAGCTACACGTTGTTCGTACTTTAACAATACTGTGCCTTTCGCCATAGCTTTTGCATTGTACAATAAAATAGGTAGATTAAATTTATTTGGGTTAGACTTTACATACAAAGGAAATCTGCATTTTGCTGAAGCAGGAAGATCTTGTGTTGAGTTCTGGCTGGCTAAATGTATAGAGAACGAAATGGTTGTGAGTGTAGCTCCTAGATCAGGACTTTTAGACACTGATACACCAATTCAAGAAAAACTATATGGATACCACCGATTAGACAACCCTTTGTTAGTTTTACGAGACGATGATACAGATGAGTTTTTTACACTAAGCTACACAGAGTACAGTTCTGCCAAAGAGCAACAGAAACGATCTCAAGCAGAACTGCTTCCTATGCTAAATACTCCAGAAGCTAAGAGGTACTAATGATAGAAGTCGACACAGTAAGTGGTTTAGGTGCAATAGAGGTCGCAACACAACAATATCGAGGACATCCTCCAGAATTTTGGGCAGAAAAATGCACAGCTAGAATATGTGGTATTTCTGAAAACGCAGAACCACACATACGACAACAAGCAGAGGCATACAGAGTAGCTATTTATTCTGCAATACTTTATTATATTAAAGAGGCGATTAACAGTGAACGTTGTACTATGACAAACATTTTAATGGGACAAGGACACGAAGATCTAGCAACAATATTGAAGGAGTTAAAATAATGGCAATTACATCAACATTAACAACAAGTTTTAAAAAAGAACTTTTAGAAGCTAAACATAACTTTTTAGCATCTGGGGGCAACTCGTTTAAACTTGCTTTGTACACGAGTTCAGCAACAATGGGTGCTGCGACTACTGCGTATGCTACAACCAACCAAGTAACTGGTACAAACTACACAGCAGGGGGAGCAGCATTAACTAATGTAAACCCTACAAGTGGAGGAACAACAGGGTTTACAGATTTTGCCGACCTAACTTTTGGCACGGCTACTGTTACTGCCAGAGGATGCTTAATTTATAATGATACAAATTCTGATGTATCTGTAGCAACCATAGATTTTGGCGGAGATAAAACATCCACAGCAGGGGACTTTACTATAGTGTTCCCAGCTGCAGCAGCAAGCACAGCGATTATAAGAATAGCTTAGTCCACACATGGCTAATATCACAGGTTGGGGTAGAGGATCCTGGGGTTCAGATACTTGGGGTGAGCCTAACCCTGTTACACTTACTGGATTAGCTGCAACTTCCGCATTAGGCACCGCAACAGTTGACGCGGAAGCCAATATAACTCCAGCTTCTTTAGTCGGAACAACAGGGGCACCAGTTGCTGGCGTAAATGCACAAGCAATAGCTTCAATACAGGGTGCAGTAGGCACGGTCGGTTCAGTTTCAGTAGATGTGGACGGAGAAGCTAATGTACCTGTAGCAGGATTAAATGCAACAGCAAGTCTCGGATCCATCGCAGTCCACCATAATGCAGTAATTACACTTTCTGGTTTAGCAGGAACAAGTGCGCTCGGTACTGTTACTCCTGTAGCAAAAGCTGACGTAAGTGTGTCTGGTGTCGCAAGTACTGGTTCTGTA